ATTTTTTTTGTTAGCCTGTTTAATTCCGTTTGCGCCTGCTTGTCATCAACATCAGCTTTGATAATAACGGAACCATCTGCCATGCAATCACCCTCTTTCTCTGTTGCTTGAAATGTGCAATTTTATATGTTATATTGAATGAAACAATTGTTAAGGAGTGATATAATGAGCCTTTTTAGCAAAAAACCAAGCAAAATTAAGTCCGCAAAGCTCCTTGGCGTTAGACAAGCGGAAGAAACTTTGTTGTTTCATACCTCAAACTTTTCTCTTTATAGTTTTTTTGTCGAATATGCAGACGGGACTACCGCTGTAATTGAATGTACGCCAACTCCCCCAACAGGAAACAAGAAAAAGGAAAAAGAATTGTTTGATAAGTTAATTGCAATTTCAAACCAAACAAACCAGAACGAAAGTGATGATACTCAAACAAGCGGGTCAATTTTGGATGAATTGCAAAAACTAAAAGATTTGCACGATTCTGGTATAATACCAGATGAATTATTCCAAAAGAGATCGGAAGCCTTAGTGGAGAAAATGTCTAATTTGGTAAATGCAAATAGTTCAAACTCGCCAAACTTTTATGTGGAACGTGAACGCCCTCGTTCAGTTATGGAGGGGAAATCGATTTTAATTATTGATGGAGAAAAAACCGGGTATAATTTGGACGCGCCCGTTTCTCTACGTCTCGATTTTGGTTCCCACACAATTTCGATTGCTCGCGGATGCGTTTCAAGCCAAAAATTTAAGCTGAATGTTTGCGAGTCAAAAACATATAAATTGACTTTTGATCCTAAAACAGTCAGCATTGATGCAGAATTGGTGGAAAAATAAGCCGCCAACCAACCGCCCTCTCCGGAGGGCGGTTTTCATATCCACTTGCTGATAACGTCCTCGTCCTGTTCCGTATACTGCCGCTTGAAGTCAACTAGGTGCCGGTTCTGCTTGTAAAACTCCTGTTCGCTTTTATCCAGTTTCTTCCCCTTTGCCTTTTTATTGCGGATTCCCACAACCTGGGCAAAAGTGCAATCCCCGATTTCCTGATACGCGGATACCCACGTCCACCAGTGCAGATACTCAACGGATCTGACTTCTTGTCCCAGAACGCGGTTGACTGGGGCAACGATTAGGGGAAAGTCCTGCTGCCAATCCATCAGCTTCGGCCCACGCTTTTCCTCCCGCTGCTCTTCGCCACAGTTGATGAATTTTGCGCATTGCTTGATTGCTTCCTTGTAGTCGCTCTGCGGCATTTCCGCAAAGTCTGGATAGAAAATGTCAAGCATGACCTCGGCCTTTTCTTCCTCCGACAACTCAGCGTCAGACAGTGCCTCAATGATGGTCAGGATATCGCGATAGTCAGAGCGTATCTGGTACTCAGTGCCGTTTACCTCTACGGCAGTCGGCAGATCGTACCTCATTTGTGGTACTTCTTCGTATACTTGCTCACGCGGGGGTTGGTGGCTTTCTGCTCACGGGCAAAGGTGGTGTCAACCTCATCCATGATGGCAAGCATCAGGTTCGCCCACACAGGCAGCCCGTCCGCCAGCGCATATACGTTCATCTCGCCAAACAGGGCAGAGCAAATGTCGAAGCCGAAAACATCGTTGATGATTTCACGCATTTCCTCGTCCATCTTCCGGGCGGTTTCAAAAACCTCCCGCTTGTTGGCGGTCTTTTCAACCTCTGCCTTGTACGCATCCTGCTTCTTGTCAAGGATATCAAAGGCATTAAACAGCTTTTCCACAAAGGCGCTGTCGGTGGGGTTAAAAGAGAATTCGCATTTGCCGTTGATGTTGTAGGTAACTAAACCGGTATCGAAAATCAGGTCTTTCATAATAGCCTCCGAAATTGGGGCGGGTTTGCGCCCGCCCCTTTGTTTTTAAGCCCCTGCCGTAAAGGTCACGCCACTGGTGTCCTTCTTGATCGTGCCAAGTGTGCGGTTTCCGCCATAGGTGATCTCACTCGTGATGTTGAGCGTACCGCCGCCGTCGCCGCCGATGCCGGTCACGGCAATAGCGCAGGAATCATACCGCTCGGCAAACTTCGCCTCGCCGGACGTAGCGTAGAAGTGTCCAATCATCATATCCTGATTGGCAAGAGCCTGCGCGTCATGATCCTTGACGGCAAGGTTCCACATCTTCACCGCAGCAGCGTCACCGGCATCCAGAGGGATGGGGTCAAAGGTCTGGGAAATAACGGGCTTCTTCATAGTGGTGAAGGTGTTGCCCAGGATGTCCTGTTTGCTCTCCTGACCCCAGTCCATCTCTTCGCTGGAATCCTCCACGCGCTTACCGATGGCGCTCCAAGTGGGAGCTTCCTTAGAGCCGGTATTCAGATACGCGATCAAAAGCTCACGGTCAATGGTCTGACCTTCGGGCGTCGCAAAAGTTAAATCTGCCATTATACATTCACCTCGTAAATCAGTTTTAGCGGGACCATGTAGTCCTCGTATTGGTCGCTTGTCGCGCCGAGATACGATGCAAACGCAGAAGTCTCAACGCGGAGGGCGCGCCTGCCCTCTCCAATGTCCGGTCGCTGCATCTGCGCCCAGTCCGCAAATTTGTTCAGCACTTCAACCGCCTTCAAGCGTGTATCGTCGCTCTTGCCGGGTGGTGCGATCTGGTAATGGATTTCGAACGAATACTCCGCCTGATATCCGCCGCAGATATACTTCTTGGTGATAACGGCCCCCTGAACGGAGGAAAGCGCCATGCCTACCGTTTTTGCCGCGAAATACTCGTACTTGATCAGATCCACATTCTCCGGAATACCGGGGAAACGGTTTGCCCAAATCAGCATCAGGCGGTCAAGGTCTGCCTTTTCGCTGCTGGATGCCAGCATTACAGGTTTTTCTTTAGAGATCACGCTTCACCGCCTTTTCTGCTACACGAACCCACTTCTCCATGTTCTGTGCCTTGGATGCTTCGAACCAATGGGAGCAGGTCCCGGTTCTGTGGAAAATCAAATCCTTCTCCGGCACTGCCGGAACCTTCGTAACGCCCTTCCGCGCATAAGAGCTTCCGGTCAGCGGATCAACGTACAGTTTGCCGTAGTACAGATATCTGGCATACGGCCCTGGATAAACAACCGTGTTTCCCGTTACCCGTGTACGCGTCCTTAGAGAGCCTGTGAGCATAGGTACGAACGGAGCGGTATCTTTTGCGACCTGCACCGCCAGAACGTGTTCTGCGCGATCACAGCCCTTGGAAACGGCCTCTTTTACAGCGTCCATGCCGTCCGTCTGAACGGAAAATTTCAACGCCATATCACACGCCTCCGACCTGCCAGTGCTGCATATCAACGCTGCCGAAATCCTTCTCGTCAACCTTGGTCACGGTGTAGCAGTTGTCCTGAGCCAGCGCCACAGTTTCATTGTCCGTCACAAACTCGCCTTTGATGAAAAACGTTGTCCCACCATTGCCTTTGACAGAAAGCGTCCACAGGTCGGTTTTGTCCTCTGCGGCGTAAAACCGCTGCGGACCGACATAGGCTTTCACCTTGCCGGTAAAACCGTCCACAGCTTCCACGCCAAACGGGATGTAGAGGTCAACTGCATCAGCCCCGGCAAGACCGCTCTCGCGCACGTTAACCGCCTTAGACGCTTGCAGCATCACGCCACGAAGTACGGTCACATACAGCTTTTGCGTTTCCTGAAACGTCTCCTTGTCGGTTTCTTTGACCGGATTGTAGATCGTTACAGTGTGGGGAGCGTACATGATCCGCACCCCCTCCCTCGGTACAGCAAGCCAGTGTGGGCGAGATACTCCATGCAGGTCTCTGCGAGCAGTTTTCTTGCCCCATCCGTAGCGTTTAGCGCAGAAACGGCAGATTCGCCGCCGGTCGCCAGTGTGCGGGAATAACCGCCTACCGTCTCGCTTTTGACTTCTGCGTCATTAGCGGCAGCAGTCGCAAGGTTCTTCATTGCAAGCGCCTGCGCGGCTTCGATGACCGCGTACTTGTCAACCAGCGCACAGCAGCACATCTTTACCGCATCCAGCTCCGCGTTGTCCTTGGCTCGGTTCTGCGTGAAATAATCGAGGAAGGAGCTGGCCCGAACAGCCAGACGCGGAAAATCCCCACTGCTTACAGTGCCCATATAGACACCGGAGTAGTATGTGTAATCAGCGTATGTCAATTGGGTCAGCTCCTTTCCAATACTGCGATTATGTCAGCCTTGCGCATTGAACTGCTGACCCCGTCCACCCCGTTTTCCCCGGCATAATCAAGCAATTGAGCTTTTGTCATGTCGGAGAAAGCAGGGGTTTCAGGGTCAGGCTCACTCAGCAGTTCGGTTAGCCCCCCACTGCCGGAGTGATGGTGCCGACAACCACGCCGTCAATGCGCTCGGCGAACAGCACCATGCCGTTGATAACGGTATCGGATGCGGTCATGTTGGTGTAATCGGGTTCCTCGTGGATGCCGATATAACCGGTGGCGTCGGTGGTGAAGTTGAACACCTCGCCCAGATCAGCGCCGTTCACAGGGATGTAGTACAGGACGATGTTGTCTTTGGCAGTGGCGTAAATCTTGCCCTTTGGGACGCTGGAGTTCAAGATCACAGTGCCCAGACCGAGGAAGTTCTCGACATAGGTCATGCCGAAAGCGGTCTGCAGGGTGATGTTGGCAGTTGCGAGATAGTCCGCAACGTCCAGCGGGTTCATGAAATACACTGCGCCGATTTCGTCATCCTCGAACAGCACCTGCAGCTGGCCCCATGCCTGAGCCAAGGTCGCTTGGAAGGTCGCACCGCTGGCCGTACCCGTACCGGTTGCGAGGAAGTCGAAGAAGTCCTTGCGGATGCCCTTCTGCACATCCTTTAGCATTTCATCGGTGGTCATTTCAACCGCCTGATCGTAGCCGCGATCGGCGATTGCTTCGGCAGAGGTGGCCTTGCGCCACTTCTTCAAGGTGATCTCCTTGTAGCTCACAGCCTCGGTCTTGTACTTGCTCAGGGGGATGGTCTCGCCCTCAGCCACAGCGCCGTCTTCCAAAGTGCCGGTAGCCTTGTAGCTCTTGAGCACAGTACCGGCCTGCTTGGCGATCTTACGAGTAACGCCCAGAGCCTCCATCAGCTTCTTGATGGAATAGCCGAACATCTCGGTAAATTCGATCTCACGAACACGGGCGAGATCTTCCTTCTTAATCAGCTTAGGATCAACAGCCATTTTTATTCTTCCTTTCTAAACAAATCCATATTTGCGGCGATTGCAGCGCGCCGCTCAGTTCTGTCGGTGATTTGCATAATCTCGTCCTTGGTCATAAGCTTTCCGCCCTCGTTGAGCCGTGCGCCCATGTCCAGCCGGATAGTAGGCTTAGAAACAAGGCTCTTATAGGTGCCGTCTACGAGAGCGTCAAGGCTCTTGGTGTCCTTGATCTTCTCGCCGTCCAGCTCCAATGCAGACATTTCCTCGCCGCATCCGCGCATGGCAAGGTCGAGATTTGCACCGGTGATGTTTTTGCTCTCAAAGTAAGCCCGGACAGCCTTTTCCTTTGCCGCCTTGCTTTCCTTTTCGGTGATGCCGGACTTATAAGCTTCAAAATCCGAATGTTCTTTTTCATACTTTTCCTTATAGCCGCCGTCACCTGCTGCCTTGAGGTCATCCAACTGCTTTTGGATGCCGGGCAGCTTCTCCGCGTCCGCCTTGTATTTGCTGACGTCAGCCTTCAAGCCGTCCACGGTGTCCGTATGCGCCTCGATGATGGTATCCACCTGTTCGTCGGTGAGCCCCATGCCCTTCAAAAGTTTACGTGTAAGTGCCATTGTTCTATCTTCCTTTCCCTTGTCCGCAGTTCGTCGCGGCGATAGATTGTATAAAAACCGCTGTGCCTCGCGGGTTTTATCGAAAGAAAAAGAGCCAACCGCCGAGAAAAACTCGGTAGCTGGCTCCTATTGCCCTTTCCCGCGCCCAATTACGCGGGAGTTGAATATTTGATTGTTTTCTTGACCTCTAACACGATGTACCCGTCGCCCTTGCGCCGGATCTCCGCATCATTGCCACGTTTAAGAATAGCTTCCACAGCGCGCATGATATCATCATTCATTGTCCGTCACCTCGGAAAACAGGAAATCATATTCACGTTGTAGGTCTCTAAGCTTTGAGTTGCACTCTTTCTCAATTGCATATACCGCCAAATCAGATGGGTGGTCTCGTCCTTTCCAATCGGGGTATTTTGCCCTTTCTTCATCTACTTTAGCCCAGCATTCATGAAAAAGTGCGTCGCATTTTGCCTTGTACTCATTAAAGAGTGGATGGTTTTCATTTATTTTTTTCTTTGCGTACATAGTCAACCTCCAGCTCTTTACTTAAAATCTTCATTACTTCGTGGTACTTATCAACGTCCGGGTTTATCTGCCCTTTCCACATCATCTCAAATACGTCCGTTCGTTCCAGTTCCTTAAAGCGATTGTACACCACATCGCGAGCTTTTTCAACGGTTTTGGCTGTTCGTCTCATAATGTATATAAATCGGTCATCAGACGCAATGGAAAGTTCTTCTTTACTGTCCATAAAGAACGCAACGTCTTCTGCACTAAAAGAGTAATGCGTTTTTTCACGTGGGTGATTGTGATACGAATATGACCCATTTAGGGTGCTCGGTATAGCAGACAAGTCTACAGTTGCTGCTTCCCCGGAGACGCGCCAGACCTTGCCATCTTTCGTCACCGAGTAATTAACTTCGTAATCAAAATCAGCCAGTTCTTTCTCAGCATCGCTCAAAACTTTCATGGCCGCTGTTTTATCAGAAAAATCAACAGTCCCAACCAAAACCGGATCTCCCGGGGAAACGCTGTTGCCATTACCGGCGCTTTTTATGCTTTTTGAAATGCGAGTAGCATTATAGACGCGCATCCGCTCCGGTTGCTCCGGCAGGCCAGCTTCCGCACTGAACGCCTTGTATTTAGCGTTTAACCGCCGTAGCCGTATGTTTACCGCAGTCTCATCTTCATGCAATCCTGCGGCCTTGTAGGCGGCTTTTTCGCGCTTTAGCTTTCTAACCGTCCGCTCAATACGGCGCTGCATCTGGGTTGCCTCGTATGCCGTGTAATCCTTGCCATCAAACGTGCAGCCGTGGCCATCATCGATGTGTTCCAACTGTTCATCCGTGTAAGTGCGCTCGGACACGCCCTCAACCCACGGGAACCGCCTGTGGCGGCAGTTGGCCCCTTCCAGACCGTCAACAGCGCCCAGGCCGCAAACGTCATAAATGCTCGGGTAAATGTCCCCAGTGCGGACGCTGTAAACGCGGCCTTGCCAATCCTTATGCGATGACCATGGTGACGGTCCCGGCTTATCTCGTGCGCCAACATGGGCCGAAACTTCAAAATAGGGTGTATCCAGATATTCTGCGGATTGCTCCGTATACTTGGCGCAGATTTGAGATACGCCGGTCATTACGGCTCTTCGCACGGCAACATCGACATGATCCCGATGGCCACTTTCGTAGTCAACCACTTTCAGACCGCTATCCGCAAGGTCCTTTACCGCCGTTTTAATCGCCTGATTGTAGTTGATTGCGCCGCTTTGCACCTGCAACGCTGCGCTGTCAAGTACCCATTGGTACGCTTTGGCAGGTGGGAGCATTGTACGCCCAGCGTCCACCAGGAAGCCCATGGATGCGGTCAAATTGTGGAATGTATCAAGTGTCTGCGTCCTAATCGCCGCCACTTCCGCAGCGTCAACCAGTGTTTCAGGCTGGGTGATATGCGCAAGGTCAATCATATCGGTGTAATACTGTTGGTTCCTTGCGACCACATCGCCCAGCAGCTTGTCCAGCTTCGTTTTGCTGATGCCGGAAGTCTCGTGGATTGCTTTCTTGATTTCCTTAAGGTCGATGCCGTGGGACCGTAGCGCCCGAATGTCCTGCACCGTGACCTCGTTTAACTCATCCCGCAGTTTCAGCCGGGAGAGTATCTCCGCCAGTAAGGTATCTTCAAGGCCGCGAAACAGCTCAGCCAGCTCTTCGGGGAGCGCATCCAGTAGCTCAGGAGTAAAAGGATAATTTTTCATGACTTTTTCATGACTTTTTCTTCCACTTAAAGGAATACCTAACGCCAGCAGCCTTTGCAAACTTGGCGTATGCGTTATTTGTCGCTTCCGTTTGTGCTCTTCTGCTTGCTTCTCTCGCTTCCTGCACGCTTTTATACTTTCCCGACTTATAATCGGCCGATACCTTACTTGCCGCTTCCCTTACGGCGCGGCGCACGGCGTTGTGATTATATGCGAGTGTTTCATAAAATCCCTTGTTGTGAGGCCCTGATAATGTAAACGTTGCATCCCGGCTTTCAATTATGATTGCTTTTGCTCCTGATTTTTGCCACGTTTCAATATCTTTCAGGGACGGGACAGGGAGAACACCCTCCGGGTGGTTGTGTAAAACAATATTCCCTTTATAGTCGGCATCTCCGTATCCCGTATGTTGAGCTGTTCCTTGCTCCTTATAGAGCAAATCGCCCGATGGAGAGAAAATGAAAAGCTGTTCTTTTTTGAGGTTGGCAATTTTCAATCGGGTAGCATTTATTGATGAAAAACCAAAGCTCCCGCTTCCGCCCCTTCCGCCCATTTCGCTTTCCTCCGTTTCACAATATCGTCGTAATGCGGTTTTACCCGTATCACGTTCCAGTCACATTCTTCCGGCACTTTGCCGTAAAATATCACCCATTCCGGGGATAGCCGTTTCATCATTTCTTCGTAGCCGCGCAGAAACAGGCGTTTGCTTTCCTTGTTTTGCTGTGTGCCTACCGAGCTGACAGCCACCACACCACCGACAGGCTCACCGTCAAAGCACCAATCATAGCTATGCTCGTCGCTCCATGAAATCGTTGGATAAACCGTCATGCCGTGCATTTGCCAGTATGCCGCCAACCAATGCTTGCGGTAATGGTTGTATATCTGCATCGCCAGCGGCATATCCGTGTATGTGGAGAAGTCCGGCGCACACACCGCCGCAAACTGCAACAGTTTCGGAATGTACTTGTCCGGCGTGTTCCAATATCGAATGAATTGGTAATCGTCCACAAAGAAATGAACGATTTTGCTTGCCTGGTCTTTTGCTGTGTAATGGTAATTCACAGGGATAAATTCGCCATGCGGATATGCCTTGACCGGCTCGATCTGCGGAATGTCGTACTTTCCAACGCCGGGGAATGTGAACTTGTCGAGATTTTCAAAGTTAATCATACCGGACGCCATGTACCGCTGCGCTTGTTAGTTCTGCGGTATTTCTTGCCGTTTACCGTAACTTCCAACGCACCGGACTTTTGCGCTGTTACAAAGGCATTGGAAAACGCCTTGTTTTCTGCTGCTTTGCGGTTTTTACTGGACTGGTCACGCAATTTCCGCATGTAGCTATCCATTTCACCGCGCGCTCTTGCAGCTCTGTCTGCGGCGCTTCCTGTTTTCTGCGCCGTTGTCAGGCGCGCAGGCCCGCTTGCATAAGGATTGACTGCTCCTGCCGCCGTTTTTAGTGCCGTTGTTGCGAGAGTTGCCATCTGCTTTACGGCGTCTTTCTTTTCAGCGTCCGACAGCTCAAGCCCATTGATTTCAGCAGCGTTGCGCTCAAATGTGCGCCTGATAATATCGCCCATATCAGTGACAGACGCAGCGTTTGCTCGGTTAATATCCTGCTGTGACAAAAACCGCGCAAGGCTCATACCGCGCCCACGCCCAAATTCTCCGGCTCCAATGCCGCCACCAGCTCCGCCTCTGCCGCCCATTACTCTACCTCCTGTTGTCCTTCGGTTGTCATGTCCTGCATCTTCGGCAGCGCAGCCTTTGCGGTCGCCTCGTCCTCATTCATCCAGCGCATACGGAACTCCCAATCGTTCATGATGCCAGCATTAAGAAGTTGCACGTCACGATTAAAGTCCTGGCCCTTGTCCTCAATGATGGAATCGTCAAAGTCAATGGAGATCTGGACGTCCTCATTGAGGGATGCGCCCATGTACCGATTCCCCATGCGGAGCAAGCTCCGGCACAACTCTGTAATTGCCTGCTCAAGCACAATTTCATGTTTTTTGATTGTGCGAAACAGGGTGCTGTTCTCGCTGATGACCTGCGTGGCAGTTGCGATGCTTCCCTGATTGAATTTGTAATGGTTCTCACCGAAACCGCACTTGCTGGACAGGATGTTCAACATATCTTGCATACCGGTGTTAAACTCCGCTGTCCGCAGCGACATATCGACCTGCTGTAAGATGTTGCCGTTGCCGCCTCTGTCCTCCGGAAGTACATAATAAACGGTCTCACGCTTATCAAACACTGGACGACCGTCAATGCTCTTGGTTGCCTCCGGTTGCACCACAATGCGCTTCTTGCCCAACACAAATTCGTTCACATAGCTATCATAGGTAATGTCAACGCTCTTAAGCTGGTCGATGGCGTGGGCAAACACAGCCACGCCAAGCGGGTTGTTTTCGTCAGAGTTTGCAATGTTCAGCCGGTCGATCACAAACTGCGGCTTGTCGCTGCCGGTATGAACCACCGGGGGAATTGTCTCAAACCCTTTCACGCTGGCCAGTGGGATTTCCTCTGCATCATACAGATGGTTCTCAATGTCATACTCGCCGTTGCGCAGCCTGTGCACCTGGATGTAAGTATATTCTGTGTCATCGACCTTTCGAGTGGATGCGAACGCACACTCGCGGATAACGCCGTTATCCCACGTCAGCGGGTAGATGTTCCCGGCGCTGACATAGTTGATGTGAATGCGGCCAGAGTCAATGATTTCTGCTGTATCTGAGTTAATTCCCATGCCTTCCATCACCGGCACATACGCAACGGTTCCTACTGCCGCTTTGCGCTCCTGCGATTCGTTAGCCTTGACCTCCCAATTGTTATCGGCAAAAACAGTATCGATAAATTCCTGTTCCTGTTTGCCTTCAAGCGTGATGTTGACTCGCTCGTTCATTAGGAGGTTGGCCCAATCCTCGCAGACTTTCTTTCCCATTCCAACCGAATAACGGTGGCACTCCAGCTCTTCAATGCCATTCCACACCGTATAGCTGTGGAAATCTTCAACGTTTCCCTTATACCATGCGTCCCACAGGTCGATCAGAGAGTAAAATTTGCTGTCGACCGTGTCAAACCCAAGATCCTTTAATGCTCTGCGAATATTCACTATTTCACCGTCCCATCATGTGACCGGCACGTTCCAGGTCTTTGTAATAAGGCTCAATGCTGTACTCAAAGGCATCCAAGCTGTCGATGTCGGACGTGCCATCATCCAAGCGCTCGTCCTCAAATTTATCAGGATCATAAATAGCGGATTGCAGTGCATCGATCAGATGGGGGCAGTTTCTGGAAACCTTGAACCGCCCCTGCTTCATCAGCAACACCACCAGCCGAATTCTGTCTGTGATTTGCATTTTCAGTGCGTTCTTGACTTGGGTACCCAGCCGGAGTTTTTGTGCCGTGTGATCTAACCCTCGTATAAGCACCGTTTCCGCGCTATCTGCTCGTGTCTGGCTGTAACCATACTTTGACGTTATCAACTGGCAGAACGTAGCAAAACGCCGGTTTAATGCATCCGGGTCAATCTCTTCGTTTTTGATGTATTCTTCTTCCAACGCCACAACCCGGAAATTTTTTGTAATCCCGGTGGCTTGAAATTTCGTTGCGGACTTTGTACCGCCGAAGTCAACGCCAATTGAAATGATTGAGAAGCTGGTGCCGTTTTGCTTGGCCCACTCCAAAGGGTCTCCGATCAAATACTTTTCTGTATCGTTGGCGAAGTCCTTATAAACGATGCCCTCTGCCGCTACCCACAGGCCGCGCACATACCGGTCATAAAATATACCGGCATACATATTCTCGTACCGTTCAAGGGTGCGCTTGCTCAGTCCGGGGTTGTCCGTCATTTCAAAGTGGAGATACAATGCATTACGCTCACGGCTCCGCTTGATCCACTCCTGATAGAACCAGTGGTGTGGGCTTCCGGGGTTACAAGAGAACCACAGCCGCGCGCCGTCAACGGAGCAACGTGCAAGCGCCTGTTCCACGAACGAGCGTGGCATCAATACCACCTCGTCCAGCAACACACCCGCCAGTGTTCGGCCTTGGATCAGTGTATAGCTCGCCTCGTCCTTGCCGCCGAACACTTCAAAGTAATTTGTCACGGCTCCGCGCCGCACTTCCATTACCTTGTCACCGCGCCGCCAGCGAACGATATAGCGTTCCTTTGCCAAACTCATCGCTGTGAACGGCACGATGATGTTCTTGGTGCAGCTATCCACTGTGCGGCCACACACGCCGAAGCGCTGACCGCTAAAATTCTCCATCGCCCATCGGACAAACGCCCACATCATGATAGATGTTTTGCCGGAACGCACGGCCCCATCACAGATCAGCGCGTCATACTTGGAATAGGGGAAAGCGAGGATTTTTGCTTGCTTTGGGCTAATCATCGCTCTCAAGCTCCTTTGCCATTTCCTTTAGGCTCTGACTGAGCGCGTCTTCTTTCACCGTGTCGGCAGGACTTCCGCCGATCATCGCCCACTTGTCAATCAGCGTCCCCATCGCCGTTGTGATCTGGCTTGGCGTTGCCTCCGCCAGCTTCTCTGGGTCATTCAGCACTGCCAGCCCCTTGCCGATGATCTGGCATACGATGTCCCGCTGGCTTTCCATGTACGCGAGAATGTCCGCTGTGTTCTGGTCTTTTTTCTGTTCCAGTTTTTTCTCGACTTCTCCCGCTTCTTTCAGGACTTTGTTCGCGGCGTCCCACGAGACCTTATTCTTCTTCGCGGCAGCATTCACTGACTGCGTTTCCAGATAGTCCGCCAGTATTTTCTTTTTCTGCCGGTCTGTCAGTCTCGCAGCCATTGTCACCACCTCGCCGCTTTACTTGCTTATCGTCAAAATCAGGAATATGCAACCGTGCCTTACTCATCAATCTTTCACACGCCGTTGGCTTCTCCGATTGTCGCAAAAACTTTTTTACGCTTGACGCAGTCACAATAAAAGACGCGTTTCCCCCTTTTGCCATGACTTTCTCCTATTTTGCTACCAGCCCCCGCCCCTTGGCCTTACATAGCAGACTTTACCCGCCCCGAAGGGCATACGCCTGATACACTAGGCAACTCTTCCAACTAAGCCACAATGCATTGCCGCACTTTCGGCAGCGGCTCTCCGTTTTGATGCCGCATGGCGGGTGTGGCCCGCCGCCCCTAATGATGAGGTGCATCAAGCCTGCGGCATATAATCCCCGGCATCCGCCGGGGTCAGGAGGAAAGAAAGGATGGAAAGAATGAGGATACGGATATAACCCCGCACCCTCATTCTGACACATATTTTTATTCGCTTGCCCCGAATTGGGGGCAAAGACCAATTTTTTTTGCGATACTATAAAGGTTTACTCTCTCGCTCGCCCTCGTCCCATACAAGCTCATCCAAGCTGACGTGGTAATGATTCGCTATCAGCTTCAATTGGCTGAGAGCCGGTTCGTTCTCCCCGGTTTCGTACTTCCGTAGCGTATCATGCCCGATCCCAATCAGCTCCGCTTTCACTCTCATGCTTTTAGCAGGCCGCTCAGATTCCCTTAACTTGCGCAGCCGTTCCGGGAATGTACTCACATAACCACCTCACATAGCCGGAAATTCTCTACCACGGGGCCACCCGCCGTCCTTTCTCTCGCCGTAGGAGCAAAAATCGTTGCTGCCCACGCAGGCATCGCTGTCACCTCCGTCCTTTCTCTCCGCGGCTGCAAAATTCGTCTGGTGCGACCTCCATGCCGCTCCCTCGACAGGTGGGAATTCCTTTCCCGTTGACGTTGACCGAGACAAGGTGCTTGCCGTCCTTGCACCGCGTCACGACCACAGCATCCACGGTGGGAGCATCTGCCACCTTCTTTTTTAGCAAGGCATAAGCTATTTCCAGAGATTTCCCGCTTCCCAGAACAAGCGCTTTATCGGAATTCTCGTCTGCTTTCAGGATTGCGTCAGCATCAATCAGCCTCATGGTCAGCACCTCCGTCCATCTTGGCCCCGCAGTTGGGGCAGTAGATATATTCGTTGTTAAAGGAAATGCCCCCGCAGACGGAACAAGCCCATCCATACGGTGCGTGTTTTGGCAGTTCCCCAAAACCGGCATCCGACCACCGCCCATGCACCACCGGGGCAACGTCAGCGGCGGGCAGGGCCTCAATATACTGCGACGGCTCAAGCCCCTTTGCCCACGCGTGCTTTGCGGCCTTAATCGCCGCACTACGCTCAATGCATTCGCCCATTGTCAGCACCTCCGTCCACGTCAAATATTTCAAGGTCGACATCAATGTAATCTTGCCCATCTTCATCGACAGCAACATACACGTTTCCATCATCCGCAAGCAGTGCCACTTGTAGGCAATCAAGCTCGTCGCCAGTCATGCGCTCAAAAGTAGTAGCGTCAATCTCTGTAATTCTGAAATACTTTGCCATTATTCTTCGCCTCCGTCCATTTTTGCGCCACAATGGCAATACGGCTGACATCTACTCTCTACTCTACCGCAACGTGAGCATCGGTAGTATCGTTTCGGCATGATGTGGTCACCGTCCAAGAATGAGATCCACCGCCCATGTACCACCGGGGCCACATCGGCGGTTGGAAGCTCATAAAGATATTCTGCGAACTCCTCTGGTGTCAAAAGCGTGCAAGGCGGACTATCTGCCCTACCAGCGTCAAAATTATTAAACGCTTTTACAGCTACTTCCAACTCAATGTATTTTGCCATTGTCAGCCCTCCTCCACATAGCACCAGCTCTGGGGCGGGCGGTCGATCTTTCGCAGCTCAAAGCCGCCCTTGAATGTTCGCAACCCTGTGAACTCGCTCAGTTCGCGCGGCGTATCATAAATGCGCAGGTCGGCAATGTGCCAAAAATAGGCTTTCCAATCTTCGTCCCCAAAGTAAGAAAGCACATCATCGTCGCTCAGGCATCCATCTTTTTTGCACAATTCCAGTGCCTTTGTTTCGTGCATTGGCATGACGCTCCCAGATGGAGCAACGGCATAGGCCCACTCGCTGTATGCGGAGTCAAAAGATTGAATCCAGTCACAAGTAAACTCTCCAATGATCTTGCCGTTAGCCTTGCGGATTTTCCCGTCTGCCCCGTGCAGCTCAAGAATGTTGTGCGGGTCCTTCGCGTCAGGCATCGTACAGTAGATGTACGCCTTGAACGGCGTTTCCAGCTTTGGCAGCGTTTTGCGCACCTCAATAATCTTTTCGCCGCTGGCGATCTTCTCCACCCACTTGGGGCGGATGCTGATAAGTACGGCTTTACTCATTTTTCACGCCTCCAATGCTTTCTCCGCCGCCTCGCGAGTGAGGAATACGGTCTTGCCGATTTCATCAACCGGTACGCCGAAAATGGATTTATCAACAAACCCGGCTACGATATCCCATTCAATGAATGTACAAAACAATTCCACACGAATTGCCTTTACTCGGTATTCGCTTATGGTTTTTCGACTTGTAACCTCATACACCGTATCTCCCGCCTTGCACGGCGGCACCACCAGCCGACCGTCCTTGTCGGCTTTCAACAGCTCCCGAATCCGTTCTGCCTTTGACGTGTCATCGCTAAAGGCGGATTCGATAATGGCCTTTGCGTTTTCGCACTGTTCCGGTGTCATGCCCGTGTCTAAATACTGACGCAGCAGCGGGCAGTGCGCCGCTTGGACCGCCGTGCAGAACCCGCCGACCGCAGTACAGTTTCCGTTGTCCTCATGCCTAAAGTGGCAACGCAGGCAATTAACATTTTCCATTATTTCTCCTTCGGCGGCTCCGGCAGCGGCATCCACGCCAAAGCACGAGCATTTGTTCCATTGGCAACTTCACCGCCCCAGCGCCCGTTATTTTGATATCCGAGTGCGTAATTTACAAACATTCCATTAAAGTCTCCATAGCGGAAATACTCACCCCAACACAGCACTTTCCGAAAATTCTCCGGTAGCCGCTCCTCCACCGGGATCCAGCGGGGCAACTGCGCCCGCAGCTTCTCAATCTCCTTCTGGAGCGCCGCGATGTGTGCGTTTTGATTCTCCAGACGGTCGGCGGCTTCCGCCAGATCATCGCCCAGCGTGATCGGCGTTTCCCACTCATTTGCCCGCGCCCATTCTGCGTGCTCACGCAGCGCATTTACGAGGTCTTGATCGTTCATAATTCCCCTTCCAATTTCATAAAGCAGCCCCAAAAGGTCTGCGATTTTTTCCCGCTGTGGTGCCCGAAAAGAGGGCGTTCTCCGATTGCCGCCCAAACATCTGCGGCGGGGATTTGCGTTTCTGCCCACTTAAAAATCAGCACACCGTCCGGTTTTAATACGCGCATACACTCGCGGAATCCGTCATGCAGCATTTCGCGCCAATTCTCTCCGAGATGCCCGTACTTCTTCTGCAGCCACGCATTTTCGCTGATGCGCAAAAGGTGTGGCGGGTCAAATACGACCAGCGCAAAAGAATTATTGGGAAACGGTAGATCCGTGAAGTCGCACAGCACGTCAGGATGCACGATGCAGGTTCGTTCTGAATCTTTATTGCTACTTTTCCAGACCCCCGTGTATTCCTCGTCCCGAACGTCGCAGTAGATCGCAGCGGGATGGTTCTTGCTAAACCAAATTGATCTGCCCCCGCAGGTCACGTCAAGAATTTTCTTTCCATGCAATTCGTTTAAAAGGTTTGTATCTCTCATAGTTCCTCCCTTATATCTCCGCCCCATTGCTCCGCCATGGCTCTGGCAATGCCGGGGAAGGTCTTGCTCCTTGCCCTTGCTGTGCGCGGGTCATTCCATCTCAGGACTTTCCCCTTTTCATCTTTCGCATAATTCGCACTCGCACCTATACTGTATCCACCTGGTAAAATTTCCCCTGCGTCTACAATATTTGTAGGTTTCAAAGCTGGAAGTCCCTTTAACCACAGGCAAGTCTTTTTTCTTGCCTGGTGCCCGAACTCATACGGCTGGATAATGCAATCCGGCTTACGATAGTATGTAGACATATATCCAACGGGATTTTCCACTGCGATTTTGCAAACATCTGCATTTGCAAAAGCCATGAAAAACGCCGCAGCTTCTTCCCGCAACGCCAGCCGCCTGACCGCCTTTTCCCCATATCTTTCCGTGTTAAACCAACGATTCCCGGTAACAGTTAAATATGTGCACGGAGGGTGCGCGATCAGCAAGTCCCACCTGTCGACGTCATGCGTCTCCCCGTCCATGGTAATCACTTGCCCTCCCTCGATGGCCTTGAGCGCATCTCCTAAGATGTGCCACTCAGGATGCCCGCCGGACGGCTTCTGAATGTCGCAGCTATACGCCTCGTGCCCTAGCGCCCGGAACGCCTTGCAGACTTCCTGCGATTCCTCGCAGGCTATCAACACTTTCATGTGTCCTCCACCTCCGTAAGCCAGAACTTCTTTTTGCACTCATAGCAAGTTTGCTTGTTGCAGTTGATACCCATATTGCCGAATACATCCATTGGGCAGGCATTAAGGCATCCCGAATCAGTTTGTGCGTTCGGAAACAGCTTCAAGAACTCGCTCTGTCGGGTTTTGGCGGGGTGCTCGGCGGCCCACTGTTCCACGATAGCAACGGCCTCCTCCGGGTGGGTTTTTCTCCAGACTGCGCAGGTTTCAAACCCGCTAAGTCTTTTCCGAAACTCGCATTTAATACACTCAGCGTCGCACATTCTGCCCAACGTTTCTACAAACTTCACCGCATCCATCATTCTGCCTCCTCAATTTCCACGCGGATCGTATCTCCGCTCCAAAATTTGTGTTCCACGGCACGGAACCACTCAGGGTTGTCATCCGGCAGTATGTAGCCCTTCATCGCATCCACAAAGGCCTTGCCCAGCGCGCCGTGATTGTCGATGTCCAGATTGTCATTCCAGAAAAATGTCACCTTGACGGGGCGTTTTACCAGACGTTTTGCAATACCTGCTTTGCGCATCGCCCAGTGGGCCAGCTCGTGCAGCTCTTCCGCGTCCTTCTTCCGCTGCGACCAGTGCTTACCGGCGTAATACGCATTCAGGCCAAACCGCTTGTTCCACGCCGCTTTACCGCGCTTTGTTGCCGGATAGGGGATATCAAATGCAATCACCGCTTTTCCTCCTTGCCATCGGTAATGACGCTGACCACCCGGATGCGGCCCAGAGGCTCCAATAGCATCGCTACTGCCTCCTTCGTTCCCTGTGTGTCCTCGCCATCGTAAATGTCAACTACGATCCGCATCATTTCCCAGATCACCGTCCAATTCCAGGTACGGCTGGAAAGAGCGCATTTTTTTACCGCACCTTGCGCACTTGTAGTTATACATGGCATCGCAGCAGCCTGCTCCATCGTAGCTGTAATCAACTCCGGTGCGTTTCCAGTCATGCTGCTCGCATGGGCAAAGCCGTTCTTCCAGCTCTGCCACACGATAACTCAGCCGGACTATTTCTGCTTTCAAGCGCTTATTTCCAAACATTTTTCAATCATCCCCTCCTGAATTTTGGGCAGGCACGGACGCTGAAAGATTTCTCTACAAACTTCCCGCTGACCGTCCGTGTTGTTGGAATTGCATCCCATCCCGGAACCGGTTCAAACCGCGCCGACCACTCGCAGCCGCCGTAAGCGTTGCCACATTCCCAGCAGAGCTGCTTGGACTGGTACTCAACCTTGGGAGCTTTCTTCTGCTTCTTCTCCCGTGGGGGATAGCGGCGGATCAGCTCGTCCAGCCGAAAATTACTTGCCATTAAACACCTCGCATATCTGCCAAAGCGCACCATTCGGAGTAGGTCATCCCCTGCTTTTTCGCTTCGGAGGGGGTGGGGATACCGGCCTCATGCCAGCGCTCGTGCTGTTCACCTGCCTTGGCGTAGAATTTTTCCAGATGTGCGTCGGACGGTTCCGACATGGGGGCCTCCTTCGCTTCGAGTGTTTCCGGTTTGGGCAGGTAGGGAACCAGCTCCGATGGGGTTGGGTAAAAAGGGTTTTCCCGCGCCCGCAAAATAACGGCTCGCTTCGCGTCCTCATAGGCCCACGGCTCCAAGATCATCTGCCATGCCGCCACAGCAACAGAGCCTGTCTGGTTTTTTGCGCTTGGGTAAATCGTTCCGAGCAACGCAAACAGCTTTGTGATATCTTGCTTGTCCATGTACTTCTCCTGATAGTCTTACGTAGTAATACTCTCTCTCGCTAAGATAATATATATATTTATTATTTCTCTGAGAGAGAGAATATTTCTTCTTAGAGGGGGATGTGGGGGGAGACTTTCTTCTTTGTGCACCTGCTATCGTGCTGCGGCTTGCCTTGCATCCGCCCGTCATAGCCATAATGGTACACGCGGCAACGTTGTTGCTTAAAACGGAAGATCCCCATCATCCTCGATCTCGCTGAAACCGCCCTGCGGTTCGCTCTGCACCGTGTCCCCGCCGTCCCGCTTGGAATCGCCAAAGTACACGCTGTCGGCCACAATCTCGGCGCTGCGGCGCTTGTTGCCGTCCTTGTCGGTCCAGTCACGGATCTGCAAACGGCCCTCCACCACGGCCATGCGGCCCTTAGAGAAATACTTGCTTACAAATTCAGCGGTGTTGCGCCATACCACCACATCAATGAAATCCGTTTCCTTTTCGCCGGACAGGGACTTGAAGTCCCGGTCAACAGCCAGAGAGAAGGATGCGACCGCCGTGCCGCTGTTGGTGCGGCGCAATTCAGGGTCACGGGTCATCCGCCCCATCACAATAATTCTGTTCAGCATATTCATTCCCCCAAATAATTTTTTTTGAAAACTTCCATGAATTTCTCATGGCCATACAGTTCTTCAAACCGCTGCTGGCACTCGCGCTTCAAGCGCAAGTCCAATTCGTGGCCATTCTTGCCGTGAACGCCGTAGTCGGCCATGTTGTGCCAGTCGGCACGGAGATACACCCAGCAGCCCCATTTCTCGGATAGCTGCCGCCTGCCGCCGCCATAGACGTGGTGCTTTGCCAACCGATCTGTAAAGCTGGTCAGGTAGCACTCCCGGCGGTCTTGCATGATGCTCTTGCTCATCGGCCCCATTCCTCCATCATCCCCGCCAGCTTCCGCTTACAACAGCGCCTATTCTGGTTTTGCTCATAATATGTAGCCCATCGGCAGTTATCTGGGGAATATCCTTTGTCGTTGTCTTTCCTGTCGATTGTTAGGTGGTCAGCATATCCATGCGTAATTGCCCAATTAAAAAAAGCATCAAATCCACCGGGACGCTTCCACTCGTCGCATACCGCAATTCCCCTATCAAAATAGATGTATGCTTTTTTACTGTTTTGCCTGCATCTGTTGTTCATCCCACTCCAAATTCGGTAAATCCGTGTTCTCGATTTCCCGTGGGTGGGCTTAAACCTTGTCTTCTCGCCGCCAGACACAAATCGCTTATTTCCACACTCTCGACACGATGTTGTATGCCCACTGGTCAAGTGTATTGTGGACACTCTGGTTTCTGCACCGCACTCACACCGGCAAAGCCACAATACATTTTTCCCGCTTTTGTCGCGCCCGTCTTGACGGATTACTGTTAGTTGGCCAAATCTTCTCCCTGTTAAATCATAACGAATCATGCCCATGCCTCCACCATAGCCGCCAGCTTATCAGGGGGCAGCGTTTCGATTCCCAGCTGTTTTGCCTCGTGTACGGTGCCGTCAATCAACCGGCTCATTTCTTTCGTGTCCATCAGGTGCGTATGCTTGAACACAATATAGCAGTTGAATTCTTTCCCATTCTCGATGCGGGTATCAAAGCACTTGACATAGCGATAGATTTTCGTCACGTCCACGGATGCCGGAAGCTTGAATCCGACTTTCAGCCCTTCGTCGTCCCGCTCAACGGTTCCATACTCGGTAACAAGGTTTGTCTTGGTTTCCTCAAATCCCAAGTTCATTTCCTGGGCGATTTTATCAACCAAAACGTGAAAGTACGCATTCGCATCGAGGCTCCGCTTCTCCCGGTGTTCCTTGATCTCCACGTCATAGGACTTGCCCTCTTTCAGCGTGTCAAGCACCTGCCGCGCCTTATTGGTACGGATGCACAGCCAATCTCCGTCGGCATCCATCGTCCAGCGGAACGATGTGGCATTAACCCGCTGCATCGTTGGCCTCCTTGGCCTCGGCTACGCACTTCTCGCACAGCGCATGGCCGTACAGTTCCTTCGCTCTCGCCGCCAGACGCGCCGCCTTCACCGTAGCTCTGCCGTCAAAGTAATCCATCCCCTGACCGCCGCAGCACTCACAGATAACGGTGGCATCGCCCTGCGGGGGAAGTCTGTATCCAGGCTTCTGCTGGGGCGGAATGGCCGCTTTCTGGGGACGCTGCTGGGGTTCTGCGCCACGGTCATACTTGGTGCTGTCCTTATCCCAGTACACATCCGCGCCAAAGCCCAGCGCCTTGCAGGCCACGGAAATTGCGTCCGTGAGGGCCATCTTAAAGCATTCGTCCGAGGTATACAGCCCGTTCCGCTCGCTTGCTACAAAGGCGCTGCCGCCGGTGCCGGGGATAGCTTCCGACCACGCCCCGTCTACCTTGACAAACAGGTCGATGTCCAGAAATGCGGCAACCTCGTTGTTGGCCCCCTGCTCCAACCGTTTATCCGTGATAACATACTTCCAGCCGATTCCGCATGGGCCGAACTGCTCCGTCAGCGCCTTGATGCGCCACATGGGGTTAATATCGGTCTTACCCTTCAACCGCCCCGCCTGAATGGACCGCTTGGCGGCCTCCGGCACCTGCCGAACCCGCTCATAAATCCCCAGATTCTCCATGTTCATCCTCCAAATTCAGCGGGCAATACATCCCGCGACCTTTTGAATCAAGCAGGTACTCGCCCGTCCTCCGGCATTGGAGCCGGGAATAGGTTTCCAGCATGGGACACAGCGCGCAGCACACATGCCCCTCCGGGAAATTGATATCCACAGTCGCCCGTGTGTAGAATAAACAGCTATTGCCCATTTGCCCTCCTGTAAACTCCATAGGCGATTGTCTCGCCGTCTTTGTTCTTCTTGATGACCGTTTCCTTCGTCAGCTCAACGCCAGCCTTCCGCAGGTCGGAAATCCGCGCTGTAAAGTTGGCGATGCGCAGTTTGCTCATACCCTCCATCGTGGTAATGCTCCCGTGCTTATCCAAATAATCCAGAATCTTTTCGCACTGCGTCATATCAATCCTCCGGGATGTCGATGATCGCGATCCCCATGGCCCGTGCCACGGCTTCCGGATCGCTGTCAACCTCATCCTTGAGCCAATCCTTCGCGCACTCCGGGCAGTAGCACTCGCCGTTGATCAAAAAACCCGGAGCCACATCGTCAAACGCATTGGGGTTCATGACGATGGAACATCTCGCGCACACCGGATAGATCTTCATTTCCACGCATCCCCTCTCTTCCACGCCTTCGTGGCGTTGGATTGCTGGGCGTAACCCGCTGTGATAGCGCCGCAGGTAGAACACCGTACATAGTGCTTAAACGGTGCGTCCGTGGACTGCACCCGCTCACCGCTGTCCATGCCGCATACCTGGCAGAGATCCAGCGGATAGCGCTCATGCCGGTTCTTTCTGTTCATCGCGCGCTCACCACCATGTACGCAATGGTGATCAGCAGCAGGGCCAGAAAACTCATAAAGCCCATCCATGCGGAGGCGTCCGCCTTCCGCTGCTCTCTGGTGCGCCGTTCATGCTTTCTCATGCGGATTCCCTCCTTCGATGAAATCTACAACCTTGAATACCCAAGTGGCCGCATACGCCACGCCCAGGATCATAAAAAACAGGTTCCAGCTCATTGTTTGATGTCCCCCTCTTTGGTGTAAACACCGTCAAACTCAAGGCCATGCTCCCTCGACCAGATCTTGCCGAACTCCGTCATGATCTTCACCGGGTCAGGCGGAGACACCCAGATCACCCGGTATTCGATTTTTCGTTTCTTCGCCATTGCCTTTTCCTTTCCCCTGTGCTAAAATAGCCACAGGACACATATCTGAGCCTAAGATTTGTTCCGCCGCCCTGCCCGGTCTGCAACACCGGACGGGGCATTTTTTATACTTCGTCTCATACACTTCTTAGCCGCGCTCATCGATTCCATTGCTGCGCTTTGCCCAGCGTCTCTCTGCCATACCGTTGCTGTTCTTAGCGATACATCACTTCGCTATTCCACCGCCATTCTCATCTAAGCATTTCCTACGCTTTTCTTTGCATTTCTCTTCCTTGGCTTTGCGCTGAATTGCTTCTCTGTGCGTTGCCTTTGCATAGCAAATCACTGCATTTCCGTTGCTACGTCAAGCATTGCTGTGCTACGCCATTCCGCTGCGATTCTGTACTGTTCTGAACCATTCCATTGCATTGCATTGCCTTGCATCTCTGTGCATTGCCTTTGCTATGGTGTTCTCCGCTTTGCCGTTGCTCTGCATAACCTAGCCCCTCTTCGCCCTTCCGTTGCTTTGCCTAACGATTCGTGGCCCTTCTGTAGCCCCTCGATGCAATGCTATTCCGTTGCATATCATTGCTGCGCCCAGCCTTGCCGCGGCACCGCGTAGCCCCGCATTTCCGTTGCTTTGCGGAACGAGCCGTGGCCTTTCCTTTGCTGTGCTTCGCCTTGCTGTTCCGTGGCAATGCCTGGCGATGCCCAACCGTTCCGTCGCGTTACTGGATCTCCTCCCATGTGAACCGGCCCTTGCCGCTGTTGCGCCACTGGCCGATGCCGGAGTACCGGCCATAGTCCAGCCATTCCTGGACGGCCTTTTCATGATCGTCGCAGAGGCAGACCACCCGGAACTCACAGGTAGCGCCTGCGGGGATCTCTTCACTCATGGCAAGGCTGATGCGCTCGCCCTGGGCCGTCTGCGCTCTCAGGGGGCGCTGGCACTCACCAACGGGGCCGTCAAACTCCAGCGGGATCACGCGGGGCTCCGGGAAGATCAGCTTATCAATCTCCTTCTTGTAGGCCTTGATCTTCTCACTGGCCGTGCCCTTGACCTTGCGGAGGCCGCCGCAGGTGTCTTTGAAAAAGCCTTTGATCTGATAGTCATACAGGAACGGGGTACCGTCCTCCGTCCGGGGAAACACCGTCATGGCCTTTTCCGCCACGGCATCAGATCCCAGCGCGGCAACTTCGTCCTCAACGCTTAAAGCATCCGGGGATTTGGAACCGATAAACTCCCGATATACGTCTGGGTTTGCAGGGCTTGTGCCAAGAATGGGTTCCGTAAATGTGATCCGTACCTTAATTTCCTTCATTCCTTTTTCCTCCTGTTATTGCTCATTGCTGGATTCGAACAGTTCTGCCACCGTCACGCCGTACATCCTCGCCAGCTTCTTGTGGTACTTCCGTGCCGGTCGCCAGTCGCCCAGCTCCCAATGCGTCACACAGGACAAGTCCACATTCAGTTTCTTTGCTACCTGTGCACGGGTCAGGTTGGAACGTTCTCGAAGTTCCTTCAATGCCAAGTCATGTGCCCTCCTTTCGGTGTGAGAATTCATTGACTGCGGCAGAAATATGTGGTATGGTAAGCATGGGAGTTAAACTACGCGCCAAATGGCGTACTCTGTTGCAGAGGGGTATTCCATTTAGCAAACGAGTTCGCTTCCAACCGCCCCGAAGTTTGTTGCAGAGACTTCGGGGCGGTTTTTTATCTCTGCCGCAGTCAATGTGAGTTTTCACTTGACAAACGAAACCGCCGCCGCTATCATGTAAGTGTCAGCCAACAAAATATCGTCTATGGAACCCGCAAAAAGGATTTTTCTTTGGGGGTCTGGTTTTTTGTTGTCTCTATGATAACTCACGAGATTATTATAGCTTACATTTTGTGTGTTGTAAAGCCAAACACGACCATTTTGTTGGTTTTTGTGGAATTGCACAAAAATACATCTATTTTTTGGTAGATATGCTTTTAGACATTGACTTAATTCTTGCGCGGCCTAAAGGGCCGAATAACCCGTATGCCTATTATCCAGAACAGTATGAACAAAATTCATCACAAAGCATTATTGCGGCGAACTACAAATATGATTTAACTCGTTTTTCGCAACATGAAGCGGATGTCGTCAGGAAAGTGCTGTCTATCGTTAAAACAAAGTACCCTGCGGAATTTCAGTCTCTTGGGCTTGTGAACGAGGCGTATGTAATAAAGTACAAGCCCCGATACGTACTTTTTGAAATTGCCGTAACAAAATATAGAAATTCGGCATCGGCTTTTGATAAATTCGCGGTTGCTTATGCGTTTGCGAACAAAGGAGCTGATTTTAGGCTTGCTGCAATCGGAGCGTTTGAAGAAGCAATCGGAAAAATACCATTTACTGTTTTAGATAAATTTGCATCGTTAGACTTTACATTTACATGCAATATGTTTTCCAAGTTATACGAGCAAGAGTGGGAATTTGACAACGCCATATTTTGGTTAAAAAAGGCGATTCGCCGTGGTGGATTAAACAGCAAGTATTTCGCTGAGAGAATCAATAAAATAAAGAAAAGAAAAATTGACGTAATCAGGAACAACAAGCACAAGCGGAATAGACGGATATCTGTTGAAAACGAAAAATTTGAGCATGACGTACACGCTGCTGCATTACGATTTATTCAGGAGTAGATATGCCAAAAAGAGATACAGTCCAACCAAACGTAGATTCGATAGCAGAAAAAGTTTCGGCTAAAAGCTGGAGCGAAGCATCATTTTCGAAAATGATCGGGAAACACAAGAGGTGGTTAAGTGAAGTAAGGCGTGGGAAAAATCTCCCATCCCCAGAAGAAGCCGCACGGATATGTCAGCTTCTTAAAGCTACTCCCGACGAAATTTTGTTGCGCGAGGGGGAAACCCCAGAAGCAACCGCAAAGTGCTTAGAGAATATTGAGACGGTGCGGAAACTGGTCGAGGCTGAGGGCATAAAAGAAACCCCCGATCCGAAGATCGAGGGCGTGAGCGCGGAAGCGCAGGAAATATTAGATTATATCCGGGACGCGACACCCGCCGAACTGGCGGAAGTATGCCGGTATATCGGGTATCTGAAAAGCAAGAGGGGCACGGAATGAAACTGAACCCAGATTGCTTGCGGGATATTATGCTTTTGGTCGAAGATCGTATTTCCGTTGAAACTGCGGTTGAAAATCCAAATGGGCTAAGAAAATTTAGCTATGTCAGCATTCCCTGTTTGGTGCGCTTGCTTTCTGGCAGCTATTCAAGAGAAGAGATCATATATCATGTTGTACAGCTTTCAGAAAGCGGATACTTAAAAACAGATTTTTCCTTTGCAACAAGCGAAATGTTTGGATATTTTTACTTGAATACAATTTATCACATCACGCCAAAAGGCCATGACTTTATCGCAAACATCGGGGGAAAAGAAAGCTGGGCAAAAACCAGCGCTGTTTTAAAATCCTTAAAGTCAATATCTCTATCGGTAATTGAAACGGTGGCAAATGGCATCACTTCGGCCATAGTAAATCAATACATTGCAGGCTTTCGGGCATAATACTGTCCCCGCCGTCATTATTGGCGGTTACAGAAATGGGAGTGCTCTTGAATGCTCCTTGCTTTAGCGTTTCATAGTTGCTGCATTTAATAGCCTCCGCCAAACACTCCGGAACAAGTGTAGCGCATTCCGCCGAAATGCCAGACGCTTCCAATACGTTGAGACACGCGTTTACGGCTTTAAGAACGTTGGGATTTTCATACCACAATTGATTATACACCATCGTTTGCTCCTTTAATCATTCGCAGCAATTCTACCTGTTCCTCTTGCGGCAAAAGCAGTACGGCATGCATCAGTTTGTTGCGAATTTCTTCAAGCTGTTCTGTTGCCATTATATCACAGTTTGCCGGTAAATCCAACATCTATGTATCCTCCGTTCATCATTTGCGAATAGAACGTCTGTTCGATTATTATAGCACACCACCATGATTTTGCAACCGCAAGATATGGGGGCATGACGGTTGCCCGCGCATATTGAATATTTACATATACGCATATAAAAGAATGAAAGGAGCTTTACTATGGTTTGCCCTAATTGCGGAAGCGAAAATGTAACAATCTCTATGGAGCAAGTGTCAAGTAAAACCAAAAAGCACGGGAACGGCATCGGAGGCCATATCAACAATGCTGCTCGCGGCTTGATGGCGGTATCAACCCTTGGCATGTCTAATCTCGTGTGGAAGAAAAGCAAAGGTGGCGAAAAGACCGTTGTAAAAAATCAAAAGATTTGCCTTTGCCAGAATTGCGGAAACTCTTGGGAAATAAAGTAAGTGAAAAACCCGGCCCCGCCGCCTCTGCAACAAACGGCGGAGCCGGAAGCAAGCCGGGGGACGTCGGCTTGCCGTAATCAAAGCGTAGCAAAAACAGGGTTGGGTGGGCAAGTCCCAAAGCTTGGTTTTTGGCATTTTCAGCCGTTTAAAAGTTTGTGCCGCCTTTACCCATATTTTGATTTTGGGGGTAAGGAGGCACTTTTTATGACAATTCAGGAAGTTTGTAAGGCGAAACGTAACGCTTTGGGTATGACCATTCAGGACATAGCTGAAGCATCGGGAATTCCGCCGTCTACCGTCAACAATTTCTTTACCCATGCTTCCAAGGCCCCCTATATCTCCACGGTTGGGCCAATATGCGCCGTCCTTGGCGTGTCGCTGGATGAATTTTACGGCATCGGAGATCATCTGACGGCCAGTGAGGAAACGTTGCAAGCGGAAAAGGACGGACTAGAACACCGCCTTGAGAATAAGCGGCAGACCATCGGCCTGATGGACACAGAACTGTGCAATCTTTGGCACTCCGTGAAGCTATACAGGTGGATCATACTCGGTTTGTCACTATTGATCATCGGGCTTTTTGCCTGGTGCGTTTGGGTTGACATCCATTGTGCTAACTATGGATTTTGGAGGGGATAACATGTGCCAAAAAATAGTGGTCACTCTACCAAATAATCTACGCATCCGTGTAGCACTGTACATCAGGGTATCGACCGAAGAACAGGCGAAGCACGGCCTGTCCCTGGCAGACCAGCGGGAGGCTCTGATTGCATATGCCGCCGCACACGGCATGGAGGTTGTGGGCATTTACGAGGACGCCGGAATCAGCGCCAGAAAGCCGTATAAAAAGCGTCCGGCCTTGATGCGCCTGCTTGATGATTGCCGCGCCGGGAAAATCGACACCATCCTTTTTGTCAAGCTGGATAGGTGGTTTCGGAATGTGGCGGGGTACTACGCCGTGCAAGAGGTTCTCGACAAAAATCATGTGGATTGGCAGGCCATCAGAGAGGACTACGAAACGCGGACTGCATCAGGGCGATTGAAGGTCAATATTATGTTGTCGGTAGCGCAGGACGAAGCTGACCGCACATCGGAGCGCATTAAGGCCATCAACGAGGGCAAGAGGGCAAAGGGCCAGCCCACCAACGGGAAAACTCCTATCGGAATCTGCGTGAAGAACCGGCGCTACGCCATTGATGAAGAAACCGCAGATGCGGCGCGAGATATGTTCCCAGCCTTTATACGGCTGCAAAGCATCCTTGCGCTAAGGCGGTATATGGCAACGGAGTGGGGGATCAAACGCTCGTACAACAAATACAAGGATGCGTTGAAAAGCCGCCTGTACTTAGGTGAGGCGTTCGGCATGGAAAACGCATTGCCTGCACTTGTCGATCAAGAAACCTTTGACCTTGCTGGGAAAATCTTGGAACGGCGAAGCCAGCGGAACGCCAGTGCGGATCGAATATATTTGTTTACCGGAATTCTCCGTTGCCGGGAGTGCGGTAGAAATATGCAGCCGGAGACTGTAAAGCAGGTGTACAAGTACTACCGATGCAGAACGCACACACTTGATCCAGCCGACTGCCCGCACATCCTCAGAATCCGAGAAGATGTGCTTGAGGATTACCTTCTGCGGGAATTTGAGGGGATCGCAAAAAAGTATTACTCCAAATCAAAAACCGCAGAAAAAAAGCAGCCCAAAACGGCGGAGCAAATCAAGCGGAAAATGCAAAAACTGAAAGACCTGTATCTGTCGGATTTGATTGAAATCGAAGAATACAAAAAAGACTATACGGAATTGAAACAGCAGCTCGCGGCAATAAACCCGGAGCCTATAAAAGAATTTGACCTTGAAACATTACGGCGAGAGTTGAAGGAATATCCTGATTTAGACCGGCAGGCAAAAAAGGAATTTTGGGTACGCACAATCCAGCGCATCGACGCAGACAATGACGGTGCGTTTTTTGTAACGCCAAGTTAGTCTTATTTTCATGTCGCAACGCCTACGTCAAAATATAACTAACCCCCCGGCATTTGCCGAGGGGTTAAGTTTAGCTTTCCAATTTCCGCATGACGCTATTATAAACCCGCTCGTTGACCACTTTCAAGCTGTCCATCAGCTCGTCCATGACCTCCCACGCACGGGCTGGGTCAACGTTAGATACCGCTCGGAGGAAATCGCTGTCAGGCGCGGGGGCCTCAGAATACGCCTCGATCATGCGAGATTCCCTCACCGGCTCCCGGTTCTGGTTTTGGATGGTATACAGCGCCGCCAGCTTTTCATAGTTCGCCCAGCTGGACTCTTCTGTTTCTAACCGCTTGATCCATAGCGCCAGTTCTCGCTCGTCAATCATTGGGGCCTACCCCCTTTATTCCTCCATCATGTCCATTGCACGGCGCAGGGCATCCTTGATGCGGTCATCGTCGGTCTCGCGCATCATATCGTTGATCTGATCGCGCAGATGCTCAGTGGCGTCCGTGCGGCTGTAATGGCCTCGGACGTAATGCCTCCGGGCATAGGAGCTGCCACGGCTGTAGCCGCGCATATCATCGTCCAGATAGCGCCCGGAATAGCCTCTCTCGTCCATCGCCTCAATCTTGTCGATGTTCTTGATGGTATCCGTGAGTTTGTGGGCGATGTCCAGATCGCCAGCCCCCAGCTCGCCCTTGCGGGTCAACTCGTCAAGTTCCTTGCAGAGCATATCCCGCAGTTCATACATAGATTTCATTCCCATTGTGTTCTCCTTTCTCAGCAAACTCTGGTAATGATAAGGTTCGCGTTTCTCACGTCAATGTCCTCGCCACTAACGTTGCGGATGGACAGCGACGCGCAGCAGCCCTTTGTGACGTCAACGTACTCGGATGCAGCCACGTTAAAAAATGCCCCCGCCGCTGCGGGCGTCACCGTCGCAACAGAGGACGGGAGAGGCTCACCGCCAACCGCAATGGCAATGGAAATGGGACCGGGTGTCCCGCCGGTGCTTATGGCAATATTGCCGATAAAGTCCACCTTATAGCGGACGCGGCACTGGGAACAGTTACCACGAAGGTTAAACAGGCCGGAGCCTGCGCGGTGCGTCACAAGGCCCTTAGTGCAGGGGATCGGTGCTTCCGTAAAAAGCACGTTCTGGTTTGCCGCTACGCTCTGCGTAGCAACAGCAGTGTATTCAGGCATAGAAATCTCCTTTCATAAAATCAGCGGCAGGGCTACTGCCCCGCCGCTTTGTCATCAGTATCGGCATGGGGCCGACCATTTCCCCAACAAAGAGGAAAAGCTACGCTATGCAGTTGTCAGCAACCACATCCGGCAAACTGGTTGCAGCAATAGGGGTTCTGCACCGTGTAGGCCGGGATGGGAGAAGGCCGGAGCTGAGACACCAGATAGCTGTTCTGTGCCGCCTGAGATGCGGCCAGCTTCAAACCCTGATTCTCGCTCTGGAGATCCTGCAGCTTGCTCTGGGTCAGGAAATCGAGGATTGCGCGGCTGTTGCTGTTGGCATTGTCGATAATGTCCCGGGTGGCGTTCTGCACCGTGTTCCGGGTATCGCAAGCCTGAGCGGCCATGTCATAGCGCACGCCCTCGATGCTGCGCTGGGTGTTGCAGCAGCACTCAGCGGCCTGCATCTGCATGGCAGTCAACTGTTGCATGAGAGCCGCCTGCTGGTTACTGCGGGAAAGCTCAGCCTGCGCAAAGCCGTTGGCCATCGCCATGTTGGTGCCGTTGACAAGCTGCGCCTGCTGGTAAAATCCGTCGCAAAGACCCTGATTTACACTGTCGATCTTGCGCTCGACATTGGCAAAATCAGAGGTCAGCACATAGCCGTCGACCACGCCGCCGCCATTGCCGCCGTTGTTGCCCCAGCCGTTGCCGCCCCAGCCGCAAAAAACAAACAAAAACAGGATAATGATCCACCATGCACCGTCACCGCCCCAGCCAAAGCCGTTTCCGCTGCCGGAGGTGTTGGCGGGAGCCACAGGCATGGTCATCGTCGGCATACCGTCAGATAGAGACATAATATCTCTCCTTTCAAAATTTTATCAATCAAATCGTGGCCACGATTTTGATTACCGCAAAAAGCTCTCAAATTGCTTTGCCATTGCCTGCAGCTGGTTCAGCTGCTGCTGGCTCATTTTGCCGGATTGCAGCAGCTTTTCCACCTCCGCTTTTGGATCGCCCTGAAACGTGGCGCGGAACTGGTTAAATTGCTGCATGAGCCGCTGGAATTGGCCCATCGGCCCCGGCATCTGACCGCCGCCCATGGCCTTAAAAAAAGGATTAGCCATCAGCGTCAGCCTCCTTTACTTTCTTCGCGGACTTTTCTTTGCCCCGAATTTCGCCCACAATCGCCGCCAGACGGTCAAACTCCTCCCGCGTGACAAAATCCACGGCCTTAGCCTGCGGTGAGGCAGGAGGCGTCTGAGAGCGCTCTACGAGGTCATAAATTTTAAGGGACGGTTTGCCGCTGGCGTCCGCCTGCTTGAGATAAACGGTGGGAGCCGTACTGTCCCACAGCGCCACGGCGGCGTTGGGCGCAATCATCCAGTTTCGGGCCTCCTGTTCCCCGCTGACCCACTGCACACCGCTTTGCGCCACCGGATTCTGCGGGGCCTGCGGCATCTGGGGCGCCATGGGCTGCATCTGCTGCTGGCGCATCTGCATGAGGTTGTCCGGCATAGGCGGTGCGTAATAGGGGTTTTGCCATCCGTAAGGTGTGTAAGCCATTTTAGTCATCCTCCTTGACCCAGTAATATAAGATTGTCTCGTTGCTGCTGTCCCAGCTGTCCCAGATCATGCCGTCGCAGACGCAGACCACATGACCGGACAGCGCCAGAATATAGGTGCCTTTTGGGTGATCCTCCGCAAATTGCCCAACCGTGTAGCAGTCTGGGCAAGTGTCCGGCACGATATACCGCCAATATCCGATGCTGCGGAGATACCTCCCCCAACAAGCGTTTGCCGACGGCATATCCCCATCCAGATACCCTTGGATACAGAGCCGCAAATAAATTTCGCCCCAATCCTTGCCGGTAGCCTTTACGATTGCCCGCACGGTGCAATCCCCCACATTTTTCCCGCAGGGGTTGGGGTTGAAATGGTTATACATATTCCCTCCGGTCATCGTATAAAAGCTCAATCATGCGCACGTATCGTTCCAGCTCCGCCGGGTCGGTCCGCGCTATGATCTCTCGCGCCATCTCTGCCGGATACCCGCAGGCCAAAAGCCGCTCGTACATTGTGTGCGCCTCCTTTTTCCTACCCTCATGATACAAAAAATCCGGACAGCCAAACTGCCCGGAAACTGCCTGTATTCTGCCCTTAAATTGCCCTGAAAATATTTTGACTTTTTTGCTTTTCTCTCTTGACACACCACCAAATTGGTGGTATTATAATAACAACAAGAGGGGCACAGCCCAGGAGGAAAATAAAAATGAAAATTACTGATGGAAAGAAAACCGTAGAAATCAAGATTCAGCGCTGGAATGGTTCCGGATATGATCCGGACTGGAGCCGCGATTATTTTACCGCTGGTTCCCTGCCCTATGATGAGGAAACTGATACTTATACCGTTGAGGATGTTGATTATTGCATCGAAATGGCCAACAACAGCACCTGCGAAGATGGCGCTTGCATCAAATATGACGAGGACGGAGTCCTTGTCCCTGACGAAGATATGGTCGTTTTTGTTGACGAACTGAATTAAGGAGGATATACCATGACTGATAAGCAGTTCAGCACCCTCTTTTTCGGTGCACTTGCCGACCAAGACCGGGACATGTATGTATCAGACTGGGCGCTATCTGACATCTGGGGGGATCCGGAAGGCGCTGACATCCCGGATGATCGGATCCAGGCCTTGGGAGCGTTGTGGGATGTGGCTCATATTACGATCCGCGAGATCAGATCAGCCACTGGCTTGTCTCAGGTTGCTTTTGCCCAGCGCTTCTGTATCCCGCGCCGGACGGTGGAGAATTGGGAATCTGGGACAAGCACTTGCCCGGACTATTTGCGGATTTTATTGGCGCAAGCTGTCGGGCTGTATACGCGGGGCTAAAATATGCGGCTCAAGGCGTGCGTAAAATGCGGGAAGTTTTTTCCCGCCATCAAAGTTGAGCAGCGTGTATGTGCGGAGTGTTTTGCGGCAGAGAGATCTACCACCATACGCCCACGGACTTGCCGCGAGTGTGGCGCGACCTTTGACGGTGGCCCTCGGGCTTGGTACTGCCCCAGTTGCCGGGCCATCCGCAAAAAAGAGTCAGCTGCACGATGCCACAAAAGTGGAACAATCCGGCCTCTTGGCAGTATTGACCATTGTACGATCTGCGGGAAAGAGTATATTGTCAATTCGGCGCGCCAGCGGTACTGCAAAGACTGTGCCCCGGGAGCATATCGTCAGGCGGACCGCGAGGCATCAAAAAAATGGAACGAGGAAAATAATTATTATGAGCTGCGGGCACAGAAGCCGCGAAGAGGTCAAAAAGTCTGCGTGATCTGTGGAAAACCGATTTCCCCCGGAACCCCTCGAATCACATGCTCTGAGGAGTGTAACAGGCTCCGGATAAAATGGCATCAGGAGCGCACCCAAATCAGACAAGGAACCCGGAAAGCGCCTACCACAGTCAACCGCTTGGACAAGGATTTTATGGCGCAGCGCAAGAAAAAGCGGGAAGAAAAATAGAAAAAGCCGTGTCCGATTCGGACACGGCTTCTCTCTATCCCTGCATATCATCCGCGATCTTGGCGTAGGCCCTTCGCCGGATTTTGGCTAACCCGTCCACGCTGACGTGGAGCCGCTCCGCCGTTTGGAGGCAGCTCTGGCCGTGAACATCCACCGCCAGCACCGCTGTTTCCTCATCAGGCGGAAGCCCTACCAGCCGGACGGCCTGCACCGCCCGTGCCGGGGCCATGGATGACAACAGCGCCCGGATCTCTCGGTTTGTTTTTTCCATGGGTTACCCAGACTTGCAGAGCGCGGATTAACCGCGTGGATGTTGTTGTCATCTTCTGGCCCTCCTTTCAAATGTTTAGCCTGTCCAGTCGGCCCGGGTCTCCCGCACGTCGATGTGGGTAAAGCCCTTTTTCGCGTACACGCCAACGCCGCCCCAATCGGGCATCAGCGTCCGGGCGAAGGCCGCCACCGTCTCCGGCTTCTGGCCGCTGACGGAAATATCCGCCGCCATGCCATAGCAATGCTGGCTGTGGGCCGCGCCGTTTACCTTCGCGTTGTACTGCGGCGTCCGGTAGGCGCTGTGGATGATCACCGGAGCGCAAAAATGGGAGCGAATGGTTTCCAGCACCATCACCAGCCGGGGAGCCACCAAAACAGCGTCAGATCCGTCTCCACACGCAAACTCCCGCACTTTGAAATGCGCGGAGAGCTGCTTGCCCCCGGAGGCGGCTTTGCTGTAAGCGTTGATCTCAACCATGGTTATCCCCCCAGATCTGATACAGCGCCCGGACCATGTCGGCACGGGTCACGGTCTCCCCGGCGTTGGCGTCTGTCAGCAGGCCGTGAGCCTTGCCCCATACGAAAGCTTGATCTTCCGCCTTGACCGCTGACCGCTCCCAAAACAGCAGCAGCGTGGGCACCTTCCGGCTGCTGATCACCTTCCCATTGGGGAAAATGCCCTGGGTGGAGCCGCCGCCGTCCAGCATGAGGGCATCCACCACGCCCAGCCCCAGCAGCTTGTTCTGGAGCTGCTCACGGGTCAGGCTGGCCTTGTCGCACCACAGCACCACCTTGCCGTTGGCCAGCCAGCCCACCGCCGTCCGGGCGGCAGACCGGGCCACGTCCGGCGTCAGCTCCCGGTACAGCTTGGAGCCGCCCTTGAGGATCGGGACGCCGGAAAGGAAGGATCCTCCCCGGTCCGTCAGCATCTTCGGAAGTCCGTCGGAGCCGATAGACACGCCCCAGTCCTGGTATTTGTCCCGGCTGATAATCTTACCGTCAATCACCGTCCAGCCCACCGGCTGAAACTTGCCGTTGAACAGATAGCCGTTGATGATGTGGGTGCAGCCGGTCTTGGCCTTGATCTGCGCCGGGGTCAGCTTGCCGGTGTTGTGGTAGATCTGCGCTCTCGCGCAGTCGAACGTATCAACCATTGACTCTCACAGCCTTCTCCGGATGGCCGTAGATGTCCCATGTCACATCATACACGCCCTCGGCGCACTGGATGCGCAGGGTTTCCCCGGCCTTCTCGGTATCGTACCGCATGACGTCATGCAGGTGCTTCACGTCCTCCGGCTCCTTCTCAGCGGGGACAAAGCCCTCCCGCATTTCGTCCTCGGTCCAGTTGGCCACGCCGCCGTCCGGATTCAGGTGGAAGTTAGCCCCGGCCTCCTTCAGTTCCGCGTTGATGGCCTCGATGGTCTTACCGGTGGCCTTGCCCTCGTTGATGATGTTCTCGTAGATCTTTTCCATGGTATGTACCCCTTTCAAATTTTCGGTTGACTTTTCAACCGGTTTCAACTGTTCTTGTCCTCGTTGACCCGCTGAGTGCCGAAGTAGAAGCCGATAACCACCGTGAAGATGGTCAGGAACTCCGTCCCGGAAATGTCACCCCGCAGGGCCAGCACCGCGAAGATCACCGTTAGGGTGATGGTCACCAGCGATTTCACCGCCAGCAGATTGCCCAGCCGTTTCTTGATGTTTTCCATGTTTTTCTCCTTTCACTCTTTCCGGATCGGGAGTTCCCCAACCTCGGACATAATGATTTTCAGGTGTCCGTTGCCGCCAAGGGATTTGTACGCCTGGTGCATCTCGTCCAGCGTCTCTCTATCCGACAGGCTGATGCTGCCGTCGGAGATGTACTTCTGGCCCAGATAGCGCACCCGGTCGATCAGCAGCACTTTCAGCGCGTCCACGATGGCGTCCCGCTTGTCATCCTTGGTCCATTTCCGCTGGAGGATCGCGAGGATGATGGCGGTCACGCCGGAGCCGGTGGCGGCAGTTAATACAATTTGTAGAATTTCCATTTCACACCCCTTAAAAAGTTGCAGTTTTTAGGGCAGTTCCGACTTGGTTTCGTGCAAGTCAAAAGTCCGACTTGGTTTCGTGCAGGTTAAAATTCCGGCCAGCGGCGCTCACAAATGGGGCACACTTGACGGCCTTCGGGGATGATCGCCCCACAGCAAATACAGTATTCCATGTATCACCTCAGATGAACTTCCCGTTCTTAATAATAGCGCTTACTCCGTTTTTTTCGTTATATGTCCCGCCTAACGTATCTGGAACGCTGTTTCCCAGCAGTACCAGTCCACCTTGATAGAGATAGATTCCGACGCCGTTACCGCTGTAATCGCTTTCTGGATTTTCGCCGATGACATTGATATATCCCCCTAAATAGGTATGAACCGCAATATCCAAATTGTGGAAAGCGCAATTTATCAGCACCATAGATGAACTATACAATGTACTCACGCCATTCCCCCTGTTAGATGCTGCGGCATACCCGTTAAAAGAGCATTCAGTCACTCCCATGCTGCTGTTATTACAACTGATGCAATATGTGTTGCTCGTCGCCCCATCGCCAAGCATCCATTTCAGTTTTTCCATATTTACCGGTACGCTGCAATTTTCTATGGAAATAGCTTTTGTAAACACGCAATCGCCCACGCTGTTGGCGCGGAGCGTGAGACTGCCGCAGCCGTAGAAGCCTTTCATATAAACGTCCTGCGAACACGTTCCGTTGAGTGTGATAACATGGTTCTCAGTCAGCAGACGGGGGAGGGAATCAAGGTATGCCTGCAATTCCGATGCGCTCAGGCTTTTAGACACGCTCCCTATATTTTTTGTGCTGATTGCATCCACACCAATATTGGCTTGCGCCTGCGCCTGCTGCGCGTCGGTGAGGCTCTGGGCCGCGTCGTAGCGGACGAAGTTGCCGGAGCCGCCCACGGGGCCTTCCGGGCCTTGCTTGCCCTCCGGCCCCTGCTTTCCCTCAGGGCCTTGGATGCCCTGCTTGCCCTGCGGGCCTTGCAGGTTGCCGTTGGGTACCCACTTGCCGTGGACGGAATCCCAGATGTAGATGTTGTACGGAGGTGCGGTGCCCACGCCGTACACGTCACCGGCCTTGGGATTGGGGACGGCTGCCTTGAGGGCATCCAGCGTATCAAAGTAGCCAAGAATGGCGAAGCTGGAACCGGCCTCGCCGGGATCGCCCTGGTCGCCCTTTTTGCCGGGAGGACCGATGGGGCCTTTGATGGACGTCAGCGTGGTGAGGGTAAAGGCGTACACCCAGTTGGCCGTGCCTTTGAGGTACACCTTGCCGTAGTCCGCAGAGGCCGTGATGTCCGGCAAAATCAGGACGAACTGGCCGCGCTGGACGTCCGTACCGGTGAAGTCCTGGTTCATCTCGGCCACGCTCTTGTACTCCTTGGTGATGCCCACCGGCACACCGGCGGAGGCCAGCCGCGCGTCGATCTCCTCGCCGGAGTAGGCGGATGTGTAATAGTCTTGGATCTTGGAGAAAATTTCCTCCAAGACTGCGACTCTCTGTTCAATCGTCATTGGAATCACCTCACACGATGAAAAGTTTGTTCAAGCGGTCAAAAAACAGCCCGCCGCCACGCTGGACCAACGGCCCTGCTTTTGCTTGCCCGAATTTGCGGTAGTACAAAATGACACAGCCGTCCGCGCTTGGGCCGCCCGGACTGCCTAAACCGCCGGATCCGGGTGTGCCGGGGGTAATGGTGCCGTTTCCGTTCTTCACGGCAATGCCGCCGGAGCCGGCGCCGCCGCCTCCGTAGCCGCCACGTCCGCCCCTGCCGTACCGCCTCGGCTTGGAGGGGGTAAGCGTGGCCGTCATGCCGTCCGCACCGGAGCCGCCGGTCACATCAACGGTTGTCTCGCCCGGCAGGCCGCGTCCGGAGGATCCGGCTTTGCCGTTGGCTCCCGCCGCCGGTCCGCCGCCCAGACCGGAACTGTACCAGCCGAAACTGCGCGGGGTGCTTGTTGATGCGATTCTGGTCATACTGACTTTCCCCTCGCTGCCAGCTACAGGGCCGGGGGTAAAAGCGTTCCCGTCCTCGTCATAAGCAATCGTGCCATTGACATATTGCTGGACGCTATCATCTGTGTACTCACTTACAGCCGGATCACGTCCGGCGCCGTCGCCGCCGGGGAGGCCGTCCTCGCCGACGCCGCCGAACTGCTCTCCGGTGATGGGATCCGTGAATCCCCAATCGGGGGCAGACGCGCCCGCCGTAGTCATGCCGTGGAACACCGTATCCGTGCCGTTCGTACCGGGGAGATCGTCCGGGCTGAATTCGGCGCCCTTGCCGCTTTTTCCGCAATTATAGGCAAGGCTTTTCAGCTGGGACACGTCGAGATCGCCCTCTACGATCCTGCCGCCCATGCCGCCCTTGCCGCCGGGACCGCCCTTGCCACCCAGCGCCAACGCGTAGCCGTCTACCCGATCCTCAAAAACCGGGTTTGTCCACGAGAACTTAGGCCCCGATTGGGTATCTTCGCCCTTTTCGCCGCAGCGCCCGCCCTGTCCGGCGGAGATCATCACATAATGGATCGTTGTGGTGCCTTCCGGGATCTGGAACTCGCCGGAGCCGGTGAGGACTACCCGCTCGTCCAGATACTCCGCAGATTCCGGCTGCGCCGGCTTAAATCCCACCAGTGCCTCCATGCTGCTTTTAAGCGTCGCGCTCATGGTGGTGTCAAGAGACTGGATGCAAGCGGAAACCATTTTTTTGTCATACGGATGATATACGCTTACAACGTGGCCCGGTTTCTCGTGCCCGCTTACAATGTCATTGGTGATAGTTTCGCGGCATCGGTAATAGTCCGCAAGACGCTTCGCCACGGCGTAGGAATTCACCAGAGATACCAGCGTGGCGTCTGTAACTGATTTGATGTTTTCCACAGCGCCAGCCGTCACAGGCTGCGTGATTAAGCGGGTGTTGTGAATATACGCCTTGCCAGTCAGTGCGCCAGCGCCAGCGGAGATCTTGGCGTAGTTCGCGCCGCTTTCCAAGATTGTGAAGCCAGTCGCAGAGAGGGAGTGCATCGGTTCGGAGAATGTGATGATATCGCCATTCTGCGCCGTGCCGGAGAATAGCTCCTTTACCTCCGTTCCCGCAACGTATTGATGCTCCGTTACCGTCACGGCAGAGATGGGTGAATCGTATTTCACGGTTCCCCCGGTGTAAGATCGGTCGACATCAATCAACGATGCCGTACCGTCCCACAAGGGTTCAATTCTCAAAACACCGTTCAGGTCTGTGCGGAGATAGGCCCCAATGGCGAAAAGCACTTGTGAGAGGTTGTCTCGTGCAGAGCGTTCTTTCCCATCCGCATAAGGAAGCCAGCCGTAAAGTTTAACTCCGGAATATACACTTTTTATCAGCGAAGGGATGTTGCCGCAGATTTCTTTTACAACATCTTCCACGGTCTGGCCTGTGTAAATGCCGCCAGTATGCACCATTCCGGTAAGTGCGCCCATAGGGGACCGCCCGGTAAGCTGAAAAGTGACAGGACCAATACGAGAAACGCCGCTACTTACAAATCTTGCTTTGATTTCACCGCCTCTGTAAACAATGATGGGGGTGTTATTGGGGAGTGCAGAAAGCTGTGCGCCTATTGTTGTGGTGCAAACTTCTACGCTGACCGTATCGAACGAAAGGCTGCTTTCATCCAATGCAACTTCTTGAAAAGATGAGCAGTAGTCTAACCGCATATCGGCCTTAGACGCATCCCGGTCAAACTGGTAAGGGCCGATCATGATATAATCCATACGCCCTCCTTACCGCGTGATTTGCGGTGCGATTGGGATGAAATGGATTTCAATTTCTCCCCAATAATTGATCCCGTTTTCAACCTTTTCAATATCGTGCGATGCGCTGGTGTAGTACGCACGATAGGAAATAGTTGTGTTGCCGTCCGCAGCTTCAAGCAAAACGGAATCGTCAATGGAATGGGCTTTGAGATAATTCCAGAACGCATCGTAGCTTCTGTAATCGTCCCCTCTGCGGAAAACGGTCACCTTATGCCCAATGTACGTCCCCAGAACATCGCGGATCATCCGGCCTGTGTCTTTCGATCTCCCAGCGTTCTCCCCATCGAGAACGCTGAAATTTTCGTTGTACTTGGAGATCGCGACATTCACATCAAATGAAGTCCCGTTAATTTTGATGTAATTCATATACACCGCCTTTAGGTCACTTTAATACCGACGCGCTGCGTCTGGTCCTTGTTCAGCTTGAAGATAATGCGGCCCAATTCCTGTTCGCCGATTTTAAGGATTGCCGTCTGATTGCCACCGCCATACTGCGACATGCCACGGGCCACCGCTGCCTCGATAGCAGATTCAGGGGCTTCAATATTGTTCCCCTGCTTCTGGTCACCCAGTACCGCTAAAAACTCACGGTTCGGGGGAATAACTGCGCCGGTCGCCAAACGCGGAACGGATGCGGAATTGATGGCAGGTGTGCGGACGTTACCGCCGCCTGTAAATGCATTTTTGATGCTCCTCATTGCATTAGAAGCCCAAGATTTCACGCTTTCAAACGCTGACTTCAAACCATTGAGCAACCCATCAATAATGTTTTTTCCAAGGTCTTGCCAATATTCAACGGTGAAATACTTTGCAACACTTGATTGCCACCAGGCTTTGATACCTTCCCACGTTTCGCTTAATTTTTCTTTCAGATAGTCCCAGTTGAGTGCCACCACAGAGCCAAGTCCAGCCGCTCCGGTTACGATCATTCCCAAACCGAGAGGGATACCAACTCCGGTAAACACAAGGATTACGCCCAAGACAAGCAAAGCGCCGCTTATCATAGCCGTAATTGCTCCGATGGGTCCACCCAGCAGATTTGTTATTGTATCCCAGTTTGCAATCACCGTTGCCGCAAGACCGGCAGCACCGGCAATAAGCAAGCCGATTCCGAGAGGAAGTGCGGCTCCGCTGAATACTAAGACTGCGCCGATAACCAATAGTGCGCTGCTAACCACGGCAACAACGCCGCCAATAGCACCTTGCAACAAGGTTTTAATTGTATCCCAATTCGCCGCAACCGTAGTCGCAAGCCCAATTGCACCGGCAACCATCAATCCTAAACCGAGTGGGACGCTTGCACCGCTAAACGCCAAGATTGCACCCAATACAAGCAATGCGCCTGAAAGCAGCCCCACAACTGCTCCAACAGGCCCTTGCAACGCCTCTTTGATCGTATCCCAATTTGCCGCAATGACCGTCGCCATCCCAGCAGCACCAACAGCCATTAGTGCAAGGCCAAGGGGGATATTCGTGCCGGAAAACAAAATCACTGCACCAATTACGAGTAGTGCAAAACTCAAAAGCGCAACAACGGCTCCGATTGGGCCTTGCAGCATCTTTTTAACAGTATCCCAATTAGCTGCGACAACAGATGCAAGTCCGATTGCACCAGCAACCATCAGCCCCAAGCCCAAAGGGATGTTTGCTCCGGAAAACAAAATAATTGCACCGATTACAAGCAACGCAACTGACAGGATCGCAGTAACAACTCCGATTGGGCCTTGCAGCAGTTTTGCGATTGCCCCCCAGTCTGTCTTTATAGCGCCCCAAATCGCAGCAGCGCCTAAAGCCATCAGAGTAATTCCTACCGGGATATTGGCACCGGAAAACGTTAGAATTGCGCCGATGGCCAGAAGCAGCGCACCGGTAAACAGCTCCATTATTGCGCTAAGCTGATCGTTTATTCCAGTTGCAAAATCCGGTCCATTTTTGGCTTTGTCATCATTACCGGAAAGCTTATTGATCTCATCAAAAGATGCTAAAGATTTACTCGTTTTTTTTGCGGCTTTCCCCGTTTTATCCATTGCGCTGCTTTCTTTATATAGATTCTCGGCAGCTTCCGCAGATGCTTCTGCCGTTGTCCCAAATATTTTTGAAACGAGGTCAGAAATTGTATTGACTATGCGTGTCAGCACATTTACAAAAACAGTAAAAACAGGGATAAGCACATTCAAAATAGGCTGCGCTAAAATCATCAAAGCACCCTTCAACTTAGAAACTGCTTTCATAGCCTTTTCGTTTGTTTGAATGGTACTCCACATATAGTCTTTTAAGGTACGAAGCGCTTTTGTAATAAGCGTAAAAACAAAAACGCGCCGAGCAAGGCCCTTGATGCGGTTGGTGAATTTGTCCATCTGCTTTGCTGCTTCTTGGGCTGCGGGTGACATCCCCTGCGTATGTCTTTTTGCCCCGGCAAGCTGTGCGGAAAGTTCTCCCGCTCGTGCGCTCATTCGTTCAAGGCTTCGGGTATCTTTTCCAATGGACGCATCCATGGTCTCAACCTTTTTTTGCACACCATCCCATTCTTTTTGCAATGATGCTACTGTCCGCTCTTGATCTTTTATAGAGCTGGATGTAAAAAACGCATCTCCGCTTTTCATGTAGTCCAGCTTCGCCTTTGCGTCATCGAGAATAGCCCCTAATTGTTTTGATTGCTCAACCAGCGGCATCTGCTCTTGTTTTTTATCGCTGATTTTTTCATTGAGCGCATCGATTTTTTTTGTTAGCCTGTTTAATTCCGTTTGCGCCTGCTTGTCATCAACATCAGCTTTGATAATAACGGAACCATCTGCCATGCAATCACCCTCTTTC